AATCCATTGAAACTTAAAAAATGAAACTCAAAGATCTTATACCTAAACCTATTAATGAATGTGTAGTAGCTACTATACACTTAAATGGTGAGACTATATTAGCTAAGAATAGAGATAGAAAGTATAGTCCTACTATTGAAATAATCCATGAACTTATTGATGGTGTTGAAGTTGTATATATACACGATACTATTACAGATTGGTCAGAGGGTATGAATGAATATGGTATTGGTATTATTAATGCATCTTTACTAGTTCATTATGATGAAATTGAAGCTGATATTGCAACTGGTAAAGTAGATTTTGATAAAGATAAAAAAGGTGTACAACCGTCTTATGATGGCTTAAAGATTAGAAAATCGTTATCTAAACATAAATTAGGACAAGCAATAAAATCTATCATAGAATTTGCAGGTGAAGATAAAAAAGATGTAGGTGTAAAAGGTATGACAATGGCTGCCAATCCAGAACATTCATTTGTTATAGAACTAACATCAGAACATTTACCAGTAATTAAAAAGATAGATAACCCTAAAGTAACAGTTAGAACTAATCATGGTATATCTTATCCAGAAACAGGATACACATCAGGAGAGAAACGAAAGTCATCTTTATCTAGAAAAGAAATTGCAGAAAAAGAATTGGAGAAAGTAACTGATTCTACACAAATATTAAATGTGTTATCTAAACAATATACAGACGATAATTTTCTGAATCCTTACAGAAGAAACAATAATTATAAAATGTATACAACCGGACAGATAATGATGAATCTAGATAGATTAGAATTTAACTTTAGATGGGACACAAATCATTCTAAATTTAACGGTGTTGTAAATAAATTACCTAAAGATTATACTCCAAAAATAAAAATAACTTTAACAGAAGAAATCAAATGAAATTAAAAGATTTATTAGTAACAGAAAATTTCGGTGGACCTGGTAAAATGATATTACCAGCAAACCATAAAGCAGGATTACGAGTACCTAAAGGTGGCTCTTGTTGTGCTAATTGTAAATATTGGGCGCCAGAAGAAGAAGTATGCGTTAGTAAGTACTATATAAAATGGGCAGGTACTAGTACTATACCATATAAGGCAGATGAATATTGCACTAATTGGTGGGAACCGATACCTAAAAAGATTGCAAAAGACCAGTAATAAGTTTATGTATGATATAAATTAAAAGGTTATACTCCAGATACAGCATACGTTTTAAATTTAAGTCAATATGAAAAATTTATCTAAAGAAGAGTTATTGAGTAGATTGGAAGCAATCAACAGAAGTAATGCTATTATTTACTTTGATCTTAATGGTATTATATTAGGTGTTAATGACATTTTTTTGAAAACAATGGGATATGGTTCTGGTAATCACGAAGAACTCATCGGTAAACACCATAGCACTTTTGTATGTGAGGAGTACTCAAAATCACTTGAGTATGAGAAATTTTGGGATATATTAAGAAGCGGTAAGTACTATGAAGGAGAATTTGAAAGAAGAAGAAAGGATGGAAGTCTTATTAATCTTCAAGCAACGTATAACCCTATTTTTAATGAGGATGGTAAGATTACTAAAATAATGAAAATTGCTACCGACGTTACAGCAATTGTCGATAGCAAAAAACAAATAGATGCAATTAACCGAAGTACTGCCCTTATTAGTTTTAATGCTGATGGAATTATATTAGATGCGAATCCTATATTTTTAGAAACTATGGGGTATAAGTTCAATGAAAAAGATAAAGTCATTGGGAAGCATCATAGTATTTTTGTGAGCTATGAATATTCAAAGTCTGATGAATATGTTAAGTTTTGGGAAAATTTAAGAAAAGGTAAGTTCTTTGATGGAATATTTGAAAGGAGAAAAGTAGATGGTTCTACTATTTATTTACAAGCATCATATAATCCTGTAGTTGACAGTAAAGGTAATATTACTAATGTAGTTAAAATTGCAACTAATGTTACTAATGCTGTAAATGATAAGAAAAAAATAGACGACCTTTCAAGAAATTTAACAGTTGAATTAGAAAACTCTAATAATCTTAGGGCTGCATTAGAGATAGAAAAAAATAATGTTTTAGAGGATTTAGAGGCAACAATTAAAAAAAGTCAAAATGAATTAATCGGAACTATTGTTAAGACTGCATTAGCAGTTATAGTTAGTGTTGGGTTTATAACAACTATAATGTATTCATTTGCAATTCTATCAAATAAGGATACTCAAATAATTGGATCAACATGGAGTAATATGTTTAGTGTATTACTTACCAATGCATTTTCTATCGTGGGAACTATTATGGGTATTAAATATGCCACATCAGACGATAAACAAAATAAATTAAATTAAAATAAAATCAATATCCTATGAAAAAATTTTTAAAAAACTTGTTTAGTGACAACAATGACATAAATGAAAAATCTGTTGTCGGTTTTGCTTCATTTTGTATAATGACAGCGTTTGCAATTGCAGATATTATAACAGGAGCTTTGGGCAAACCATTAGTAGTCACAGAATTTATCTTTAATTCGTTCTTAATTATGACATTAGGTGCGTTTGGTATTGCGTCTGTCGACAAATTCATTGTAATGAAGCATGGCAAACCAGCAGAAGAAGAACAACAACCAATTGAGTAACCAATAAAAACTAAAATATGAACATCGACAAACTTAAAGGCCACATTCCTGATACTGTTATTGCACAGTTACCAGACACAATCGCAAAATTTGAATTAAACACCCCACTACGTTTAGCGCACTTCTTAGCCCAAGCTGGACACGAAAGCGCTGGGTTTAAAGCTGTAAATGAAAATCTTAACTATGGAGCAAAAGGATTGCTAGGGATATTTAAAAAATATTTTCCGACAGAACAAAAAGCTTTACTTTATGAACGTAAACCGGAAAAAATAGCTAACCTTGTATATGGTGGTCGTATGGGTAATGGAATTGAAGCAACAGGTGACGGTTGGAAATTTAGAGGCCGTGGTTATATTCAATTAACTGGTAAAGATAACTACACAGCATTTGATAAAGTAGTTACTGAAGATATAATAACTAATCCTGACCTAGTAGCTACCAAATACCCCCTATTATCTGCAGCTTGGTTTTTCCACAAGAACGGACTACATAAAATAGCCGATCAAGGCGCAACAGATGCAGTTATAACAACTATTACTAAAAGAGTAAACGGTGGAACAATCGGATTGCCTGATAGAATCAAACATTTTAAAGAATATTATTCATTACTGTAACAATAATTAGTTATTATTCAATTGAATGATAATTATATGAAAGATACAGAATGCCTCAGACAGTAATACCAATATGGCCGGGAACCAGTACATTCACATCTGGTAGCACACCGTTTGGATTCTATGATGCCGATACACTATTTGCATCAGATGCAGATAAATCAGCAAAATGGTGTGCCCAACGATTAGGATATCCTATTGTTAATATAGAATTACAAGCTATTAATTTCTATACTGCATTCGAAGAAGCTGTAACTGAATACTCTAATCAAGTAAATCAGTTTAATATTAGAGATAATATGATGAACCTACAAGGGTCTAGCACTTCAAATAATATGTCACAACAACTAGTATCTGTAAATCTAGACAGAATAATATCATTATCATCAGAATATGGAGTTGAATCTGGATTTGGTGGTAAAGTGACTTATAAATCGGCATCATTGCAATTACAGACCGGAGTACAAGATTATGACTTGTCGTCATCATTAGACTTAGAAGGTGCTGATATTTGGTCTGATATAGAAATAAAAAGAATATTACATTATGCACCACCTGCAATATCTAGATATTTTGATCCATTTGTAGGTACTGGTATGGGCAGTCAACAAATGCTAGAACAATTTGGTTGGGGGTCATATTCACCTGGAGTATCTTTTATGATGATGCCAATATATGCAGATTTATTAAGATTACAAGCTATAGAATTTAATGATCAAATAAGAAGATCTGGATATGCATTTGAACTTCATAATAACAGATTAAAAATATTTCCAATACCTACTGCAGATATTACGCTATGGATGGAATATATTGTAAAAGCTGATAGAGCTAACCCATTTCAGTCATCAGGTAGTTCACTAGTGTCAGACTTTAGTAATGCATCATTTGATTTTATACCTTATTCAAATATTAATGATACTGGTAGACGCTGGATATGGCAGTATATGTTGGCTGTAGCTAAGGAAATGTTAGGGCAGATTAGAACTAAATATGCTACTGTACCATTCCCTAATGGTGAATTAACATTGAATGGAGGTGAACTATTAGGACAAGCAGCTGCTGAAAAGGAAGCTTTAGTAACACAATTACGAGAGAACTTAACAGCCACTAGTAGAGATGCTCAATTAGCTAAAAAACAAAGTGAGGCAGAAGCATTACAACAACAGTTAAATAAAATACCAATTGGTATTTGGATAGCATAAAATAAAAGAAAATGGCCTTATTTGCAGGAGAAAGAGATATTAGTTTATTTTATCACTTGAATAACGAGATGATTCAAAGAATCATGGATATTCAGATATTATTATATAAACTTAATCTAAATTCTACAGATATAAATCTTTATGGAGAATCTGGAAAGAAAACTTATGATAGTCCTATATATATACACACTATAATAAACTTAACATCACCTGAATCAACTGGAGAGGAATATGGTGTAGACTATAGACAAAATGCTGAATTTGCATTTTTACGAGACGACTTATTGGCTACAACAATAGTACCAGAAATTGGTGATATTATAGAATATGATAGTACTTTTTGGGAAATTGACAATGTTGCAGAGGCGCAGTACTATGCTAGTAAGAATCCTGATAGCTGGTTTGGCGGTACAAACTTCGGCTATTCAGTATCAATGATATGTAGTGCTCATAGAACAAAACAATCAGGATTAAATATAGTACCTATACGTACTGGAATTATTACTAAAAAAGCATTACCTAAAAATGTATGAAACCTAGAAAGCCAAATAAAACAGAGAGTACATTTAGTAATAATCAACCAATAAGAAGAGAAACTGAGGTTAGACGAGATACTGATAAACAAAAGAATATTAGTGTATCTTTATATGATATTGATTACAATGTAAAGTGGCATATTGAGAATGTAATAGTACCGCAGTTAGTAGACAATGGTCAAGTTATCAAAGTGCCTGTTATATTTAGTTCACCTGAAAAATGGGCATCTATAAGAGAGCAAGGATATTTACGAGATAATGGGCAGAAGATGATTGCCCCATTATTAGTTATTAAACGCAATTCAGTAACTCCTAGAGAAGATATAAATACTAGTGCTGTATTTAGAGATAGTGTAAATAAAGACAGCAATAATGCAATACTTTTTGAAAAGAAATATACTAAGGAAAATAGATATGACCAATTCTCTTTATTAAATGGTAGACCACCATTACGAGAATTTTATTCTATTGAAATACCTACCTATGTTGAAGTACAATACGACATAATGATTTGGACAGATACTATAGTGCAACTAAATGAAGTAGTTGAGCAGGTATTATTTTACGATGGTAAAGCATTCGGTGATACTTATAAATTTTTAACTTATATAGATACTCCTACATTTGAACATGTAAATACTACAGGTGATGATAGAATCGTTAGATGTAATATATCATTTAGAACTAAAGGATACTTAATACAAGAAAACTTAGATAAGCGTAATAATATGCGTAAGTTTTTCAATATGAATAAGTTAAGATTTGGTATTGAAGTAACAGGAACTGGAGAGACTATAGAATTGAATCCTAACGCAACAAAGCTACAATCAGTAACCACTACTAGATCAGCACCTATTGTTGAATTAGTAATGACTGATATATTAAAATATTTAGATACAAATATAACTGTAAATGCAGATGATGTAACATCAGGGTATGCAGACTTTAATGGAGTACAAATACTTAATCCACCTGATGCAAGACTACCAAATACAGATAAATATAGTTTTACATATTTTATTAATGGTCAGTATGCAACACCTGCAGCTATTATATCTATTGTCAATATAACACCTACTGCTGTTAGAGTCACATTTGATACTAGTATATTAGAATTTACATTGAGCAATACAGATGTAATAACGGTATCAGGTAAATTTACAGGAGTAAATGATTCTACTATATGATTAAATTAAATAGTAAACAGTTTAAGAATCCAATATCGGGCAGCTTTGAAGGGATATTCTCAGGTAATGGTGAAGGAGTAACCGGCGTTGTGACAGCATCGTATTCAGTTACTTCTAGTTATGCATCTAATGCAGAATTATTAGATGGAAAAGACTCATTATACTTTACTAGTACTGGTAGTTTCAATAGTTTTACTAGTAGCTATTATCAAGATAGCGCATCATTTAGTTCTAGCATATCCAGCAATAAAGATAATATTCAACTATTGTCAACAT